TGCTCTAGCTACAATGTATTCTTGTACACCAAGCTTCGAGTTTAGTATCTCATATTGGATGTAAGCATAAACGTATTTCTCAAATAACTTGTTTACAGTTATCAAAGAATCGTCTCCGCCTTCCATGCCATCAGATATGTATTCAAGTATGCATACTCGGTCCGACATATCCGAGTTAAAATTAATCACACCGGCTTTTCTGTCGATAGCAAAAGTGGGGTTTACGTTGGCAGTCTCCGTATTAAGACCATAACGCTCACCGAGTCCATATTCAAAATACCACTGCCCATCAATCTCCCATCCCCATTGCCCATCAAACATCCCACCTGGATTCATATAGATATTCTTCTTGGTGCCATTCAATCTCATGGTATCTATGTGTGAGTTTTGTGGCTCAAGGATATTCCCGTTCTGATCGAACAAGATATTGGCTTGATTGTCCTGCAAGTAGGCACGAGAAGAAAGAATCTGCACGTTCTCAGTCATTGGTAATAAGTATCCATCTTGATACAAAGAGATACGCACCCAGTTCACAAAGTCACTTGGAAGAATGTATCTCAAGTTGCTACCAACTGTGAGTTCAAGGACTTTAACCTCCTTGAATGCATCGTAGTTCAACTCCTGTATTGCACGCTTTGCGTGAAACAAAATTCTATATCGCTCCTCGTTGTTAACCAGCGAGTGATTGCCGGCATACATTAACTGAAAATTCTTTACGATATCTTGAAGGCTAACGTATTGGTATGAACCCCAATTAGCATCCTCCGGAGAGTTGCCATTGTTCTCATAATACTGATATGTAGATAGATAAGCCATGATTTATTATTGCTGTACGCTAAATGTGGGTTGTTCGTGAGCCTGCTGAGTCATGCCAAACTGAACCACTTCTGATTCCCTAATAGACATGCCGGCATATTCTAAAATCTTAGTTGCCAATTTGTAGACATAATCTTCAGGCAATTCAAAGTCTTGATAGTCTGGTTGTGATTGGTCAAATACCGGATTACCTCCCGATATACTTACATACGTCCACTTGGGTGCGAATGGGTATCTAAAGTAATTGGCTATCACCTGACCAGGAGTTTTATAAGTAACAGGACTGATAGTAAGTACATCTGCTTGCTGAGTGTACGCAGGGAACAAAGATGATGGAGCAGTAAGCAACGATGTGTTCAACAAAGTAGATTTGCTTTGAGTCACCTTCTCTGCCTCTACTGCGTCTAACGCTTTTAATATCAAGAAGTTAGCAGGAGTAGTAGTAAATATATTCTTGTCCAATAAGATTGCAGTGTTGCTTGATACTTGAACCACAGAAGCAAATGCTCTTGTAGTGGTATTAACAACAACGTCACCTGGGACTATGCCAGCGGCTGTAAATGTAGCTCCGCTATCAACTAGTTGAAATGATACCACTGATGTATTGGAACCGCTATCTAAGATAGTTGGATAGCAAATCACTTTGGTCATCATATAGTAGTTGTCTCCAGTGGTAGAGAAACTTGGCAAGAAAAATACGCTACCAGCAAAGTGGCTCAATGGGTTGGTTACGTTAAATAGCTCCATGGCCTCTTCGTAAGTTCTCTTCAAATCTGCATAATCAGTTCCGGATGTCAATGTTCTCATTGAATACCGCATATTCTCCATATGGATTATCTTATTGTAGGCAGAAAACATTTCTTCATACAATTCCATCTGGGCCTGCTCAGCAAACAAATTGAAGTCTGATGGAGATATATAACCGTAATTGTTCTTGTTTAATATCGACAATACGGTATTTCTTACTTCGTTAATCATCTTATTGTTTAGAGCAAAGATAAATAAAAAAAAAGAGGGAGCATTTGCCCCCTCTATTTAAAGGATAATAAAGTTTAATACATCAAATCTAAGCTGTTGTCAAGCAGCTTCAATGCGTCAATACCTTCGTCAGTTTGTAAGAACAAGGCTACTTCAGTATACGGATCTGCACCATAAGGGATGTTCATCATCTTCTTCTTGTTGGAAGGAGTGTTAAACCAAACCTCTTTGTTTCCGTTTCTAAAATTCAATACCTTGCCATCAAAGTACTTATGTACATTGGCCTCTAATCTCAACATAGGGTCATTGATTATGCTTAAAAAACCCTTTGGATCTCTCTTGGCGTAGATTAAAATATCTCGCTTCAACTCCGCAGTACTAACAACGGATGGGTCTTTGCCAAATAAAACTCTGGCTACGTTTTCCAATTGTTCGATGCTAAGAGAACGAGCCTCAATCAAAGCTTCTACTTCCTCGTTCAAGGAATCCACTTCTTGTTGTGCATCCTTCTCGTAGTTAACCTCAGAAAATACGCTACCATTCATTGGATGATAATGTAAAAACTGCTGCAATACAGGATTGTTTTTCTGTACACGTAACATACCGTCTTCAAAAATGATAGGCTCAACGATGGCGTTGCCGTCTTGCTCATCCTCGAATGGGGACTTTTGGTTTACCGCATACCGCAAAGGGCGATTGATATTTTGTTCTTCGTCAAACCACAATAAAGGGAATCTTCGTGTACTCCTAGATGGGATAGTAAAAGAAAGTGGTGACGAATGTAATAGTTTGTAGACTTTATCTACTGGCGTTGCATTTTTTTTCATGATATAATTTGATAAAATTTAATGTTCTTTAAAAAAAGAGAGTGCCGTTTCCGACACCCTCTCTCGCATGGAAACCTATTTACCGATACAGTGATTATTAAGCACCGTAGCGGAATAATACGAAATTGTTAGCACCTAAAGTACAAACACAACGCTCTGACAAGAAGTTAACTTCCATAGCATCTAGGTCGCTAGTAGCAGCACCACCAGCAGAACCAGTGATCCAAGTCTTGTAACGTCTGTCTTCAGTAGCAGTAGCTCTGTAACGAACGTGCAAGAATGGACGCTTAGCGTTCTTACCTAATACTTGGTCATACACAGTAGTAGAACCAGCAGGTACTAAAAGACCAGTGATTACGTTAGCTGTGCTAGCACCAGTAGAAGAAGAAGTCAAACCACCACGCATGGTAGGATCGTTCAAATACTTCCAGTCAGACTTATAGAAGTCATAACCTCTACGGAAACCACTGAATCCTAAGTTCAACGCCATGTTCACATCGTTGTCAAACAAACCGAAAGAAGCAGCGTTAGAAGAACCAGAAGAACTGTAACCGTTCAAGGTAGCCAACATGTCATCGATGTCAAAGCTGAAGTCACGGTTAACGAAGATTACGTTCTCTTCGATAGAACCTTGCTTATCCAAACGAGAAACGATAGAATCGAAGTCAGCTAAAGTGGTTGGGTTACCACCGCCCCATACGTTTCCACGATCGTTTACTACGTAGAATACTCCTTCAGAACCTTTGTAACCAGCAGCAACGGCACCAGAACCGCTCACAGCAGGAACAGCTTCAATCATAGCAGTCTCTAAGTAGTCTTCGAAACGCAAACGAGTTTCGTGCTCAGACTTTAAATACCACAAGAAACCAGAAGCACCGTTCTCGGTAGTTACTTCAATCCATCCGATCTGAGCCATGTCAGAACCAGAAACAGCGTACTTATCTTTGATGATAATTGGGCTGTTGTCGTAGATTTCGTCTTCAGCTTCTAAAGAACCTACCATTCCGTTGGTTCCTTTTTTGAATTCAGAACCATAGATGAAGATGGTGAAAGTGTTACCAGCAGAAGCATTGGTCATACCAGCAGCTTCGTAGAAAGCTACATCAATAGTACCGGCACTGGTGTTAACCGCAGTGATGATACCTTTGTTTTGAGTAGGACCAGCTACGTTAGGGGTGATTACCACAGTTTGTCCAACACGCAAAGCGATGCTACCAGCAGTCAAACCAATAGAAGCACGGTTAGGAACCAATACGTCATTGATTGTGAAAGTAGCAGTGTCAGCACTAGTCAAGGTAGTGGTTGTACAGTTTACGTACTTGATATGCAAACGACCTTGCTCAGCCCATTTGATCATGTCTGAGTTGGATGGCATTTCAGCGCCAACCATACGCAAGAAAGAAGCGATAGTACGATTACCATAACGCTCAAATTCTTTCTCGTAAGTATCAGGAAGATACTGGTTCAAGAAGTTGAAGTCGGTAATATAATTAGTAGCTAGGGGTACCTGTTGCGCACTCGGCTGCAACTGAAAGGTAGGGGACGACAAAATTGCCATTGTTTAGTTTATTGTTTTTTAGTTATAGTTTTTTAATACTACGTATTTTCAATCCTTTGCCGGAATCAGGGTTCACCGTCTTAACCTGGAATCCTTCTTTGCTCATTGCTTGAGGAGCCTGTCTTTCGCTCATATTAATATTCTTAATCTTGCGATCCACACTTTCCGCAGCTGCCGACATACCCTGTTCATAGAAGTACTTGGCAAAGCGTTCTGGATTCATAGCCACCGCTAACGCTCTATGGTAACCTACTGCATCTTTAATCATCCCTGATTCGTCCAAGTACTTACTGATAAAGTTTGTTGGTGTCATCTGAGACTTCTTTAATTCAACAGCATCCCCCGGTGCGAAACGTAAAATTTGGTCGTTTACCTTGAACTCAAAACCTTTGAACTCATTGCTAAATACCTCCTCGGTCTTCTTTGAGAACCACTCACGTTTACGCTCGGCTTCTTGCTCCATAGTTTTCGCCTGCGATATATATTGCTTGTAAGCCTCTAGTTCTTCTTTCTCTTCTGGAGACATGTTTGCCGGTCTTGACTCAAGGGGCATTTTGTATTTCTCTTTCTGAGTATTGAAGTACTGCTTGGCTTCTGCAACCATTTTCTTCTTGGCTAGTTTGGCTTTCTTGATAGATGATTCGTCATCCAGGTCTTCGTCATACGAATACTCTTCCAACATCACATCGATATCTTCATCATCCAAACCAACCTGAGTTGTCTTGAAGTAACTACGCAATAATGAATCTGGATTAACCGAATCAAAATCCTCCCTCAACTTTAGGAAGTCATCGAATCCACGCCCAGTTTCTTTGCGATACTTCAAGTATGCAGATACATCTTCAGGAAGTTGTTCCTGAGAACGCTCTGCCATCAAGTCATCAAAAGAATTGATTTGCTTGTCGTAGCGTTTGCTTATATATGAAAGAACGTCTTCTTCTTTAAGTTCTGCCGATGCAGGCTCAGGGGTTGGTTCAGGCTGTGGCTCTGGTTCCGGTGTTGGTTCAGGCGTTTGATTTTCCAATTCTGCCTGATGTCTATTCAACAACTCCTCTTCCAACTCCTGAACACCCTTGGTCTCTACGGGCGTAACTTCTCTTACTTTTATTTCCATTTGATTAAATTTAATTTGCTACAAATTTATATATTTTTTTTAATATCGTTATTTGGGGTCAAATGACGACAAATCAAACCCATCTAACGTGTCCTCTGTGGACTCGAAATTGATAGGTGGTAAATTGTTCTTGCGCTGATTAATCAACTTGGATTGCTCAGTGTTTTGTTGACTTATACGCTTAGCCTTGGCATCTTCTCTTTCTTTCTCTCTGGTAGAAAGGGATTGAACGTCCATGCCAGCAAGAGTCATGTTGTACTTGAACTCTTCACCCATCAACTGACGCTTCAATTCAGCCTCGGCTTTCATTCTTTCAATCTCAAAAGCAACTTCAGCTTGTTTGATTTGCATCTTGGTCTGACCCTCCATTTGAATCTTCTGCAATGCTGTCTGTGAAGCCATCTGTTGAATCTCCATTTGTTGTTGGGCTACCATTTGCTGCTTCATCATATCCATCTTATCCCTTTGCTCTTGCAACTTCATTCGCTTAACCTTCAATAGCTGGTTGGCCATCTTCAAGTTTTTGATTTCACGAATGTCGATTGCATCCTCAAGGTTGATATCGCCCTTAGACAGAGCCATCTGTATGTTGGCCTCAAGCTGTGCTCTTTCCTCTTCGTCTGGAGCAATCTCTAGGAAGATACCAAAGTCATAGATATATAAGTCTTTGATTTCGTTTAAGATAGAAACATTGTACTTACCAATACGACTGATGAAGTCATCTTTGAAATCAGCATACTGCAAGATGTCAGCAACCCTATAGGTCAATGCCTCTGCTACAGACCTGAATATATATAGACCACCTTCCAATATGTGTCGAGTGGCTGTGTTTGAATTCAATGCTGCTAATTTCTGCAAACCCACCAACGAGTTAGGATCTGGCGTAGACGCATCACGAGCTTCGTTAAGACCGGTAACTGTACGCAGCATATCCATGTAGTGGTTATAGTTAGCAATAAGCATCTGAGTCTTAGCTGAACCTGAATTGGATGTCAACTGCTGGATTGGAACTCTAGCATTGTTGTAGTCCCCATCTTGGGTATAGCTTCTACCAATTACACTACCTGTTTGGAAGTACAATCTCAAAGCATCTTCTGGATTGTACGCTTGACCGGTACCTAGGTCAACCTCGTTAAGTCCATCGGCATCTATAAATACGCCATCGGGTACAGTACGAGCAATAACTTGTTGCAGTTTTAAGTGAGTTAACTGAATCAAGTCGGCAAATGGTATCATTCTGCGAACCAAAGACTCAATTGTTCCCTTGTACATTCTTGGAGCGCACGCCACGTAGTTTGGTAACGCATGCTGAGAAGAAGACTTAGGCCTAACCATATTTTGAGACATCTCCCATTTAAGGAGATAGTTGGTTCCCATTACCATCACACCCTCGTACCATACATCGATAGTCTTTTCAACTTTCTCGAACTTACCATCCTCCATCATGTCTGTTGGTGGGTTGAAGTTATCATCTTTCTCAATGTATCTTACTCCGCCACCTTCTAAGTACTTCTTCTTGTATACTATCTTCTTGGTAGTCTTGTAGTTGAAGTATAAAAGTGTGGTGGTATCACGGAAGAATATAGTGTTTTGGTAGAACTGAGCTACGTTATAGTAGTTGTACCAGTTCTGACTGCTCTTAGCGATTTCCTCCATCTGCTCATTGGTGAGTGTGGGGTCAATCTTTAGCAACTCTATGATAGGCAATGTTTTAATTTCGCCCCAATAGAAACAATCTTTAAAGTATGGGTCTTCAGTGTAACTGTAAACCACATTCGCAGGGTCTACATAAGAAACCTGAACACCGCTTCCCAATAAGAACTCGTGCTTAGCCACACCAATACCAATAGTAGCCATATCGTAATCGATACGCTTTCTTAAATCCAAGTACTTGTTCTCGTCAAGGATTGTATTGATGGCTTCCTCTTCGGCAATCTCAATAGCAGGCTTATAGTTTAACTGCATGTACAACGATAGCTCCTCATCATTCCCTGGAAGCTCATCAGGGTCCATGGTAAATGGGTCAATGCCCGTTCTCTCTTTTACAATCTCTAAGATATCCTTGGATACCATCTGAGATTCTATAATGTCTTGATACTTAGTTCGTTTGGCTTGAGACATTGCGTCTTGCGCATAAGCCTTAACCTTGAACAATCTGTCAGACATACCGTTAACTACGATATCGACAAACTTTGGGATAACTGGAACCGGTGTCCAATCTAAGTTTAAATAGGACAAGTCGCCATCGATGGCAAGTTCGTCTTTGTATTTTTGGACCGATTGCTCGCCTCTGGCGTATAATCTAAGTCTATGGAAATCTCTCCATTGACCGTAGTATCTGCATTGGTTACCATCCTTCCGGAACCACTCGTATTGTATTGCTTGCCCTATTTGTAAGCCGTATTCAAATGAGGCTTTTTCTTGGTCAGATACAAACTGAGTTGGAAACCCTGTGGCAGAAATATTTACTAAGACATCTTTCATCTAATTATTTCACTTATATCACCCTTGTTCGAGTACCTTGCAAAAGTAATGCTTATTTTTGATTCTTTTTTTTCAGGTAAATATAGGTGTTTTTGGTTTGCCATAATAGCAAGCCCTGAACTAATTGATGCGTCAAATCTTGTACGGTTAGAAATATCGAACTTGGCCCAGTCTTCAAGCGTTCTGTTAAATGGCATTGATCCT